TAACACAAAGGACTCATGTCGTAGCAGAGTCAGACAGATTAGAAGTAGCTATAACTGAGTGCAATAATGTTGAAGAACTTATTGCTGTAATGAACACACAAGCTTGGGATTAATAAATGACACCTAATATCAATAAAGTAGAAGCAGATTTACACACGCACGAAGAGGTCTGTGCTATTCGATACGAAGGTATTAATGCACGACTAGCTAGGATGGAAAAGATTATCATGGCAGTATTTGCAGGCATTGTATTTTTATTGATTAAAGTATTGATTAGCTTAGGTGGAATGTGAAAGAAACCACTGTTATCATTTGCTTTGCCTTAGTATTATTATGGAGCTATTGCTATGCGTTCTTTAGTCTCTAAATACCTACTGGCTGCATTAACCTTGCTTGTTATACTTCCAGTATCACCAATCATTGCTTGCATATTATACGGATGGATCTACTAATGAAGATAAAAGATGTGCTAAAAAAAACAACCAAACTATTGACTGGAGAATTTCTCGATGAAATCTTTGATTTTGGAACTTATGATCTTAACAAGCTTGGTACTCCACCGCGTCCGAAGCAAGCTGCAATCCCTAAAAAACTATGTCCTTACAAAGTGGAAAGGTTTGAAGGGGATTGTTATTAGTATTTTAGGAAAGTGGCTATAATGTTAAACGTATTACTCCCACTCATCTCCACTGTTATTGATCGAGTTGTCCCAGATAAGAATGGTGCTGAAAAAGCAAAGCAAGCCATAGAAGCAGAACTCATTGCTAACGCTACACAACTCAACTTAGCACAAGCAGAAACGAATAAGATAGAAGCAGCGCATAGAAGCGTATGGGTAGCAGGATGGCGACCAGCATTAGGCTGGGTGTCTGCATTAAGCTTTGCTTGGATATTTTTATTAGCACCTATTACACAATGGGTATTGCTATTAATGGGCAATACAGTTGTATTACCTGTATTACAATCTGATATATTGTTAGAACTAACTTTTGCTTTACTAGGATTAGCAGGACTTAGAACTTATGAAAAACAGAAAGGTCTTAGTAAGTAATAAATCAAATTTGGATAGCTTGCTAAAGCTAAGTGACTGATATAAAATAGCTATATAGTTCATTAGGAAAAAACTATCATGGCAAATAACAGTAGAATTTTAGTAATATCCGATTTACATATTCCATACCACCATAAAGATTCATTCGACTTTCTCAAAGCACTGAAGGCAAAGTATAAGCCAGACCTAATTATTAATATTGGGGATGAGCTAGATCAACACGCTATCAGTATGCACGATAGTAACCCTGACCTACCATCAGCTGGTGATGAGTTGCGACTATCTCGTAAATACATCTATGAGTTGGAAAAGATTTTTCCTAGGATGATCCTAGTACATTCCAATCATTCGTCTCTTGTTTATCGTAGAGCGTTAAAGTATGGTCTACCAAAAGACTATCTAAAATCTTATAACGAATACCTTGGTGTTGGCCCTGACTGGAAGTGGGTAGATGATCTTACTATTACCTTATCCGATGGCACTCGATGTTTCTTTACGCATGGCATGAGTGCTGACGTACTGAAGTTAGCTATGCAGATGGGTAAACATTGTGTCCAGGGACATTATCACTCAAAATTTTCTATCAGTTATTTCAGCAATCCAGATGCGCTGCATTGGGGTATGCAAGTTGGCTGCCTAACATCACAAAAATCTATGGCATTCGATTATGCTAAAAACTTTAAGAATAGATTTATTATTGGCTGCGGCATGATTATTGACGGTCAACCCAAACTTATGCCGATGGTCTTAACTGAGGATGGAAGATGGACGAAGAAAATAGTGTAGTCGAAGCTGATGATAAACAAGCTGATATGCTGGACAAAGTTGCTGGCAAAAAAATCTGGAATATTGAGTTGCTCGAGGATGAAGATGGCAGTCAATCGCTGATAAAAATATTATTTAGCGAGGGAGAGGATGATTGTTTAATGATTCACTGCGAAGGTGCTGATATTTACTTACTCGAGCCAAAACCTAAGTCTTTACACTAAAAATGACCTACACAATCGCTTCCTAACGCACGATCTAATACGTCTTGATGGGTTAGTATCATAAAATAACGATTGATTTATGGTGCGCTTGGAAAGTATTAAAACGGGGGAAAGCCATATAAATCATCAAATTCTTCGTCACTCATCTCAGGAATCTTCTCGACCTGGCACTCAGGCCTAATCTTTACAAAATTTTCAGCACTTTCTTTAGTATAAAATGCTCTAAGGCTATCGCCATATTCATCTACCACTATAAACTTAAATTCTGGTATAGGTTCCATTAGTACAATCTCATGATATTACTGATTAAGCTTATCATTAAGTATGTAACAATACAATCTCTTATTAACTAACCAAGGAAATACTATGTGGACAACTCCAGCTGCAACTGA